AGCCATGCAATACCAAAACGCAGCCGATGTGCTGGCTGCTGCTGGTCGTGTGGCCGATGCTGAAAAGTATCAGTCCATGGCTGAGAAGTTGAATCCCCGTGCCGAGGTCGTGGGCCAACCCTTTGAGGTTACTGACGCGACAGGCAAGCCGATTCTGGTGCAGCAGTTCAAGGACGGTAAGTTGCAAACAGCCGCTGGCTTTGGCCCCAAGCGTGAAGTCGTGTTGCAAAACCTCGGCGGTCAGACAGTGGCTGTTAACAAGTCAGCATTGCGTGGTGGTGAAACATTCCAGCAAACCATGACGCCTGGTGAGCAGGCTTCCAACCAAGTGGCCTTAGGCAACTTGGCTGTGAATCAAGCTGGTCTTGGCTTGCGCCAACGAGAATTTGACCGTGGTGCGTTTGACCGTGTTGAGACTGCTGATGGCTTGATGTTTGTGCCAAAGACGCCAGGCGGTCAAGCAATGCCGATCATGGGGCCAGGCGGCCAGCCATTGAAGGGTGCTGGCAGCGCACCAACCGAAGGCCAAGCAAACGCTGCTGGCTTTGCCCAGCGTATGGAGTTGGCCGAGAGCATTCTTAATCGTTTGCCACCTGGGTCACAGCCTGGAGTTGGGACGCGAGTTGCAGAGGCTGTGCCATTTGTTGGCGGCGCTTTGGCGCGGTCTGGACAAAGCCCGGCCACTCAGCAGTACGACCAAGCGGCACAGGATTGGATTCGCGCCAAGCTGCGCAAGGAGTCCGGCGCAGCCATTGGTGCTGATGAGATGAAACAAGAATATGCGACCTACTTCCCCATGGTCGGAGATACGCCAGAAAAAATTCAGCAGAAAGCTGAAGCACGGCGCGTGGTCACTTTGGGTATGGGCAAGTCGGCTGGCAAAGCCTACGAGCCATACCGACCTGCAACACCAGCCCCTGCTGCGGCTCGGCCAGCGAGACTAATGCGCGATCCACAAACGGGCATTTACCGTTACGTTCAGGAGTAAAGAATGGCCGACAAAATCGTTGAGATTCCCAACATCGGCCAAGTGGCATTTCCTGCCACCATGTCGGATGACGAGATCATCCGCGCCATTCAGTCACTGCAAGCGCCTGCGGCTGCACCAGCAATGCCACCCGACACCATGGCACGCCAAGCAGGCTTGGCCGTGCGTCCTATGGCACAGGCTGCGCTGACTGCTGGCGGGATGCTGCCGCTGGCTGTGGACCCCTTGGTGAACCTGTTTAACCTGGCTGCTGGCACAAACGTGCCAACCATGACGCAAGCTACACAGACAACGCTTAACCGCATGGGATTCCCACAGCCTCGCACAGCGCAAGAGCGCATCGTGCAAGATGTGTCGCAAGCTGGCTATGGTGTTGGCGGCTTGGCCAACTTGGCCGCACGGGCAGCGCCCATGGTGACATCGACAGTCGGTCAGGGCGTGACCCAGATGCTGGCCACCAACCCACGGGCGCAGTCTTCAGCCGCATTGGCGGCAACTGCTGCTGGTGGCCTGCTGCGTGAGGGTGAGTTTTCCCCCGGCGTGCAGTTGGCTGGCGCATTGGGTGCAGGCATGATGGCCCCAGGTGGCCCAACCCTGTCCACCACACAGCGTGCACTGGCCGCGCCTGCTGGTCTGGTCAAGCCATTCACACGCGAAGGCCGCGAGGTCATTGCAGGCAATGTGCTGCGCAATGTCGCAACAGATCCAGAGCGTGCCATTCAAAACTTGCAGTCTGCACAGTCCACAGTGCCAGGGCTGCGCATCACCACAGCCGCTGCTGCGCGTGATCCCGGCTTGGCTGGTCTGGAAACACCTTTGCGGTCTGCAACCTTTGACCCATCCAACCAGTTTGGCGCCAGACTGTCTGCCAACCAGCAAGCCTTGTTGGATTCATACCGCAGGCTTTCTGGTCAACCTGGCTCGATTGTTCGAGCAGAAACCAAGCGCAATGAACTGACTGGTCCTATGCGTGAGGCAGCCTTTGCCAACGTGCAAGTCGATCCGGCTACATTCCAAAGCGGCATCTCATTGGTGGTTAATCGCGCCATTGAAAATGTGATGGACAGTTCGGTGGGTGTGCGTAAAGATGTTGAAACAGCCATGAAGTTTGCGACTGACCGCATCGCTAGAGCCAAAAATCCCGAAGAGTTGTATGAAGTGCGCAAAGACTTGGCGGCGGCTGCGCAAGGCAAATACAACCAAGAAAACCCCAGCCTGCGTTTAGCCAAAGGGCAATTGAACGATGTGATCAGCACCATTGATGATGTCATTGAAGCGGCTGCGCCTGGCTATCAACAGTACATGAGCCAGTTTAGAAAATCATCCAGCGCCATCGACCAGATGCGCGTGCTGCAAGGCATTCAAGACCGTGTGACCACAGGCCAGCCCAACATCATGACGGGTGAGCCAGTGCTGGCGGCAGGGGCATTGCGCCGAGAACTCAAAACCAAGGCTGATGAACTTGACTTGAAGCTGTCAGATGCAGCGCAAAGACGTCTTGACAACATCATCAACGAGATCAATCGTGGCCAGGCTGCGACAGCGCCAGGTGTGAAGGCTCCAGGCTCCAACACCTTCCAGAACATGAGCATGGGCAACCTGATCGGTCGCGTGTTCAGTGAATCTATGGCCGACAACACCACACTGCGCACCATGACACGGCCACTTGATTGGCTGTACAAGCTGCCCGATCAGCAGGTGCAGCAGTTACTGGTGGAGGCCATGCTGGACCCGCAGTTGGCCGCGCAAATGATGAGCAAGGCCAGCATCATGAAGGTTGAGCCACTGGCAAAATCACTGCGTAAGAAGGCCGAGCAACTTGGCTATGGATCAATCATCGGCGCACAGGAGTAACGGCATGGCTTTGCTTGATGACGAAGAACTGATGCCATTCTTTGGCAATCCCAACGTCCAGCGCCAAGGGGAAAAAGCCAGAGCATTGGCTGCGCAGCGTGGTGTCAACACGCTGCCAGATCCTCGAACTTATGCGGCCATCTCTGGCCTGCTGGGTCAGGCTCCAGACAAGATGGGCTTCAGCGTGCTCAATCCTGACTACGAAGACATCCAGCGTGTGGCCCGTCCAGCCTTTGCTGTTGGCACTGCCTTGGGTATTGCGCCCGTGATGCGCGGCATGAATCTGGCGCCACGGCCAGCAGTGCGTGCGCCATCTGCTGCATCTCAGCGCGGGTCTGTTCGTTTGCCTATTGCTTCTGATCAGCCAATGGCCTCTGAGCCACTGGGGCTTTTGGACACCACTTATCGCAGCAGTCACAAAGCACCAAATCGAGAATTTGGAGCGCCTTTGCATGATTTAACTGGCGGTGGGCAAATGTACCCAGCAGATGTGTACTCGCCAAAAGCTGCGCAGTATTACGGCACTGGCTATCCCATGGCCGACAAGCAGGCATTTGATTTGGCAAGGCGCGTGCGCGGCAACCCAGATGCAGAAGTCACCATGTATCGCGCAGTGCCAAAAGATCCAAACATTTCAAACATAAATCCTGGTGATTGGGTCACTTTGAGCAAGGACTATGCAAAAACACATGGTGAATCTGCTTTGCTTGGAAATTACAAAATCATTAGTCAAAAGGTCAAGGCAAAAGACCTTTGGACCAATGCAGATTCAATTCACGAATTTGGATACAGCCCAGATTAAGCAGCCCCAAAAAACGCAGCCACCAGCGGGTCACGTTTCACGACCCGTCTTTTCTGTCTGCGCTTGGCGTCCTTGAAAGCCTTGTCCTCGATCGTCATCTTGGCCCTGTACTCCCGCACACGCTGCGTGCTGGTGCGGCCTGATGGCGGTGGACATGGCACATCAACGCCAATCCCCAACGCATACTGAGGTCGCCAGCGGTAACTGTCACCAGCGATCACCCAGGCCGCAATATGCACCAGCCCCTGTTCATGCAACTCACGCAGCCTGCGCTGGACCACACGGCGATTGCTGAACACGATCTCCATGAGTTCCCTGTCACACCTTGGCCTGCCATCGGCCATGGCTAACAGCAGGCTTGGCAGAACTCGCGGCTTTAGGCCGGCAGTCATTTGCCGCACCCTTGCGCGTCTCTTTCCTGTTGCTCCAAGGCCAGCAAGAACAGAATGCAGCACCCGGCATGGGCCATGTGCGAAAGCCCCGTCTCTGGGTCATTTTGCTGGTGCTGGGCATAGGCCGCCATGTGCCTGAAGGCTGCGGCCAGATACCGGGTCTTGCCATTCTCAACAACGCGCCAGTTGTCGCGTGAATACTTCTTGGCCCCAAGGTCCAAGACCTTGACGATTTCCTCAACACTGCCCCACGGCAGCAGCGTGTAGTCAGGTTTTTCTTGGTCGAACTTCATGCCGGTCATTTCAAATTCTCCTGAATACGTTGTCCAATCCACCTGACATTTGGTACAGCCCAAGAGTTACCCAGAGCCTTGTACCGTGGTCCATCTGGTGAATCATCTTTCTTGCGCCAAGGGATGTTGGTGTAATTATCGGGAAAGCCTTGGAGGCGCTCACACTCCACAGGGGTCAGGCGGCGAACGGCCATGCTGGGAGGCTGAATTGCCATTTGATGCTCTGGAATGCGTCCAGCCCGAAGCGTCCCCGCGCTGTCGTACTGCTGCACCCCATACTCGCTGTCTTGAAAAATTCCAATTGGCTGCGCTACTGCTTGCGGCTGCCCACGGCTGTCCATGCAATACGCAGAGCCGTCCAGCAAATACTCTTTCCCCTGTGGCCCAGCCTCTGGGGCGCGGCCTATGCAATGCGGGTGGATGCTGATAGGCTCAACCACATAAGCCTTTGTATCTGGCGCATGGTGTGAGCCACTGCAAGTGTTTAAGGCTGGAGAAATCACAGGCACTAAATGCTCATCGTCTCCAGACATTCCACCCTCACCGGGTCGCCTAGTTCTCAAAGTCTGAACTGTAGACGCAAGAACAAACAAAGGGCATCCAGCATTAACGTGCTGGTCTTCCAGCCCTTGCTTTGTTCCAAATGTGGTGTCCAGAGTGCTGCTTACTTCTGCTGGCCAGCTACGCTTTGAAGCGCCATCTCCAATGCCTCCGGCAGATTCTTCCCTCGCCTTTCTGCTCGGCGCAGTATCCCTGCGCACGCTGTCGAACTCAAAAAGAACCGAGGCGGGATCGAAGTCGTCTCTAGAACTTGCGACAACGAACACACGGCGGCGGCGTTGGGCCACTCCGAAATATTGGGCATCCAAGATACGCCACGCGACTGTTCTTTGGGGTCCAAGAACCACACCAGCGTTTGTCCATTTGCCCCTTGGCGGCTCCACTGGATCTTCTTCACCGGCAAGGCCCGAGATGAAGCAACCGAACGCATTGTCTTTGGTCGAGAGGACTCCAGGCACGTTTTCCCAGAAGACGATGGCTGGCTGCTCACCTCTGGCTGATCGAACATTGTCAATTGCATTTGCGATACCCACAAAAGTTAGTGAAAGATTCCCTCTGGCATCGTCCAAAGAGTTGCGAAGACCAGCCACTGAGAAGGCTTGGCAAGGTGTGCCACCGCAGAACACATCTGGCGCTTCAACTTCACCAGACAGAATGCGCTCGGGCAGCAGTGTCATGTCCCCAAGATTAGGAACATCAGGGTAATGGTGAGCCAGCACAGCAGACGGGAATGGCTCAATCTCTGACAACCACGCAGCCTTCCAGCCAAGTGGATGCCATGCAACGCTGGCAGCTTCAATGCCGCTACACACAGACCCGAATCTCATTTCAGATCCTCCACATCCTTGCGGTACACACGGCCAAAGTGCATGAGGCTTGGCAGCTTGAGGGCATCGAGCGCACCAGGTCGGCAGGCATATGGCAGCAATTCCTTGCCATCGTATTTGCCCTCCATCTTGTTGATCATGGTGGGTGGAGTCTTAATAAATTGGTCGGCCATTTTTGATGCAATCGATTTGGTATTGGAGATTCTGGACTTTGCGCCAGGCTTGGTCGCGGCCTTGCAGGTCGCTCGGGCAATTGCGCACGGCATGGGGCAGCAACTCCATGCCCCTTGCGGTGTCAAGCGCGTGCTGGAGTTGCGCCTCCAGATCCGGCAGGTCGGCAGTTGTCAGGTCTTTGACTTTCATGCCGACCACCCGTAAAACAGGCAGGCGGCCAAGCCGATGCCGATGACAAGCGCGGTGATCAGGTCCAGTGCGGCCTCGGCACGGGCGTGCAGCTTGGCGGCACGGACTTGGTAATGCTGGTGGTATTTGTGGTGTTTCATGGCTTTTCTTTCTGAGGAAAGGGGCCGAAGCCCCGTGGGTTTAGTTGATTTTGATCTCGCCAAAATACTTATCACCAGTGGGCCTGTAAGCGCCCTGCTGCTTCAACACTGATAACGCACCAGCAAATTGCAAAGGGCTGATGCCCTTGATGCTGGCATTAGGCAAATAAACCATGGCCCAGCGGCTGCCATCTTCATCGGTGGATTGGCATCCCTCATGATTGGATTTAAGGGACTCATAAACTGTGCGGTTGATCATCATTTCGTTTTCTCCGGTTTAGTCGTTACCCGAAACAATTATTTGCTCCGGTGAAACAATTATGCACTAAATTAAAACAGCACATAACGACCCTACAAAACAGTCAACTATTAACAAACAATGCAAGTAAAATGCTGGCATGACATCTGTTCACGACATTCGCACATTGGCCAAGCAGCACGGCATCAGCATGAAGGCCGTGTGCTTGGAGGCACAAATACAACAGCCCCAGGTCAGCAGGTGGCTGAGTGGGGCTGTCGATCCTCTGTGGGGGTCAGTCAATCAGCTTGAACAAGCATTGCTCAAACTGATCGCTGCCAAGGGCTGATTACCAGTCATCTCCAACATCAGCAGTGGCTGCTGCTGGCGCGGCTGCACCACGAGTGATGCCGAAGTCAGAAGCCGCTGTGGGCTTTGCACCACCCAATGGCTCACCCTTGCGCACCAGCAAGATGTTGTTCAGGCCAAACGACACACCATTGTTTCCGGCCTGGCTGTACGCATAGGCATTCAGGCTGACCCGGATGTAGTCGCCAGAAACGATGTCATCGTTTCCGATCAGGTCGTTACCGTGCGTGTCAATCGCGCCCGGCTTGCTGGTGGACTTCACGTTGCAGAAGTAATGGCCAGCGTATTCACGGCCCAATGGCGAGCCATCGGTCTTGGTTTCGGTGTCGCCATCACGCAAAGGGTTGCGCACGTTCTTGGGGATCTTGTCGCCAAACTTAGCAGTCAATGCCTCTTTGGCCGCAGCCTTCAACGCTGTCAGCGTGGCTGTGTCGGTCTTGGGGATCAGGATTTGAGTGGAGAACTCATCCTTGCCATTCATCTCATTCTTGCGTGCTGAGAGGGCTGAGAAATACGAGGTGCGGACCTCGCCAGTGGTGACACGTGTAGTCATGATCGTTTCCTTCAGGTTGATCGTTTCAAGGTTTTCAGCGCCATCACCTGATGACGCAATTGCACTTTAGCACAAATCTTTTTCTTGCGTCAAAAAAAATACAGGCGCACAATGGCGGCTCATTTCAACCGCTAAACCGAGGAAAACGATGCAGCTATACCCGCACCAAGAGATCAGCAGAGACTTTCTGCTGGCGCAAAAGAGGGCCATCTTGGCTGACCAGCCACGAGTTGGTAAGACACTGCCCACCACGGCAGCAGCACTTGAAAACCTACCTGCCCTAATCGTCTGCCCAGCCATCGCCAAGACGGTCTGGGAGGCCGCATTTAACAAGCTGGCCCCAGATGTATCTGTGCGCGTCATCAGTGGCCGCAATGACGCCATGAAGACCACCAGCGACAAGGTGGTGGTGGTTAACTACGACCTGCTGCAATACTTCAACAACGCTGGTTTTCAGACGCTGGTGCTGGATGAATGCCATCGCATCAAGAACCCCAAGGCCGCACGCACCAAGGCCGCCATGCTGCTGATGAAACAGATCCCGCAGGTGTATGCCCTCAGTGGCACACCAATGAGCAATAGACCCGCGGAGATGTGGCCAGTGCTGCATGGCTTGGGCATTTACCGCGGCGGCTGGTTTGACTTTGTGCATCGGTATGCAAAAGCATGGAACCCGCCATGGGGTGGTCTTGATGTTTCTGGTGCGTCCAACATCCCAGAGTTGAAGGCATTGATGAAGCCCTATGTCTTGCGAAGAAAAAAAGAAGACATCTTTATGAACTACCAAGAGCCACAGGTGTCATTGATCACGTTTGATCTGGCTGTGGACAAACGTGAGCAAGAGTTTGATGCCGATGCCTTGATGGCCAACCCAAATGCTTTGCTGGCCTTTGAGGGTCTGTCAGAAGTGATGAAAGAGGCAGGCATTCGCAAAGCCCCCTTAGCCGCGGACTTCATTGATGATTTGCTTCACGCTGGTGAGCCTGTCGTGGTCTTTGCCCACCACAAGGAAGTGGTCAACATCCTTGAAGACGAGTTGCGCACCCATAAGCCTGTCAAGGTGGTTGGCGATACGCCCAAGGCCCAGCGCCAGAAAAACATCGAAGCATTTCAGTCGGGCAAGACAAAGTGTTTCATTGGAAACATCGCCTCATGCAGTGAGGGCATTGATCTGTCAGTTGCTGACACGATTGTTTTTGTCGAGCCAACTTGGCAGACCAGCGCCTTGGAGCAGGCCAGCAGCCGTGTGGAAAACATTACCAAGAGCGGCACAAAGCCGCTGATCTATCTGCTGACAGTCAGGGCATCACTTGACCACAACATTTTGAAGCGCGTGATCGAAAAGCAAAACATCATCAACCAGATCATTTAAAGGAGCCAACCATGCAACACGTTGAACGCCAACACGCCCGTCTGTCAGCATCACGCACAGAACGATTCATGTCATGCCCAGGCTCTGTCCGGCTTGAAGCACTCATGCCCTATGAGCCAGCAGGCGAGGCAGCGGCCATCGGCACAGCCATCCATGAACTGTCCGAGCGCATCCTGAACGGCCAAGAGATTGATGACCCAGACATCAACCCCGACCACATCGCCATGGCGCAAGAATATGCAGACTTCATCAACAACCTTGTCCCAAACCCGCGCAAGAGGCTGATTGAGGTCAACTTAGATGCAGGCTTGAAGTCCCTGCACCCAGCCCTTGGCGGCACGGCTGACGCTATTCTTGTCGATGGCAACCACCTAACCATCGTGGATTTAAAGACTGGCCGAGTCCCCGTCGAAGCCGAGAACAACAAGCAACTCATGACCTATGCGCTGGGCGCCATGCGTCAACTCAACGCGCCTGCCGACATCATCTGCACCATGCACATCTTCCAGCCCCGCGCTGGCCACTCCAAGTGGACCGTCAACGGTGTGGACCTCATCAACCACGGCCACGACCTCATCAATTCAGCGCGTCTTGCTCTGTCCCCAGACGCCCCCACCAACCCCAGCCCTGACGCCTGCAAATACTGCAAGGCCAAACCGATTTGCCCATCCATGCGCCAGAAGGTCCAAGACAATGCACGCAAGGACTTTGCCCCAGACACCACCATCACGCCCGAGATGATTGATTTGGCCAAGCTGGCAGAAACATGGGCCGATGCCGTGCTGACCGCCGCCAAGCAGCAACTCACCAACGGTGCAACCATTACTGGATGGAATCTCAAGCCAGGCCGCAAGACCCGTTTTTGGAAGTCAGAGGAGTTGGCTGCTGCCGCCTTGAAGGACCACCCACAAGCCTTCACCCTGAAGTCACCAGCCGCCATTGCCGACCTGAAGATTGAGGTGTCTGAAGACCTGATCGGCATCACCCATGCCGCGCCAAGCCTGGCGAAAGAGAAAGCCAAAAAACCCCAGGACTAGAATCCAACCCCATCCCCCAAAAAGAAAGCCCCTGTGTGACGCGAATCACCAGGGGCTAAGTTCTCAACCTAAGGAAAAGAGAGAAAGCATGAGCAGTTTACCAGCGAGATTTGGACAAAACAAGATCTGTTGATATAGTGGATACAGGCCACGGCTAGGGTAGCTCCCGAAAAGCAGCTTGAATCACTGCCTGCCGATGCGCTTTTTCATGATTCCTTAATCGAAAGATTCCTCGATGTCTCAAGAGTTTTTGGCCTCATCGGCCAACCCATCCCACGCAGTCGCCTTGGCCATTGCCGACATTTGCCCTGAAGCCCTCTTTTGCGGCTTCAGGCTAAAACCAAAAGCCGATGGCACATTTGCCAAGCTGCCAGTGTCTAAGGCTGGCGCTGGTGTCGGTGCTGACATTGACCACGCCCAGCTAGTCAATGGCAATGAGTTGCGCACCATGACAGCGCCGCCAAACAATTCAGCCCTCTGGGGCATCTTCATGCAAAACCGCATGACTTATGACCCGTTTGACGACTTGGTGCTGACCATCCTCGATCTCGACACCAAGCGATCCACAGCACCGCGCGACATCCGCATGGTCAAGCTGATGGACCTGGCCAAAGAGCGCGGCCTATTGACCGAGCGCAGCCACAGCAAGAAGGGCGGCCACATCATCTTTTTGGCCAAGCCTGACCCAACCTTGCCGCCGCAAATCAAGCTGGGCAACCACCAAGAGATTGAAATCTTTGGCCAACCCAAGAGTGCAGGCAAGAATGTCATGTTTACTGGCGATGCACTTAAAGGAGATTTGACCGAGTTGGGCTGCACGGTGACTGAATTTTTGGCGCAGGCAGGCATTCAGGTGTCGCAGCCAGAGGTCAAGAAACCATCTGAGGCGTTTGACTTCAGCCCCATCCTGAGCAAAAGCAAAGGCACGCCCAGCGATTACGACAAGGCTATGGAGGCGCTGGAGTTCATCAACCCCGGCGCGGATTACGACACATGGTTGGCCATGGGCTTTGCTTTGCACAAAGAGTTTGGCGACAGAGCCAAGCAAGATTGGATGTCTTGGTCCATGGCTAGACCAAAGCCAACCAGCGAATCTGACCTAGAAGATCACTGGAAATCATTTGGCAAAAAGGACGGTGTTGGTATCGGCACGCTATTTCACACGGCCAAGCAAGCTGGCTGGGAGCCACCGACAAAGGCATCTGAGCGCAAATCAGCAGTGGAAGATTTTCAAAACATATTAAGTCCAGTATCTGTTGCAACAGGCTCACAGGATGAGCCTGAACCAGAAACACCGCAGGGTTGGCCAGAACTCAGCCTCGACATCACCAGCCTCAAGCCCATTGACTACATGATCCAAGGCTTTTGGGCGCACAGCTTCTTTGTCTTGGCTGGCCAGCCTGGTGTCGGCAAAACCACGGCCATGATTTCAGCTTGCATGGTCATGGCAGGGTTTCAGATCGCTGACACAACCATCACGGCCAAGAATCACCGCAAGACCATCTTTGTGACCGAAGACAGTGACCAGATCACCCGCACCCTGTTTGCCTATGCCAAGCACTTTCACATCAAACCAACTGACCTGCTCAACTGGTTTGTGGTCATTGATGCCAAACGCTCAGATGTCAAAGACCTCCTGACCTTGGCCCACAACGTCATCAGACACACGGTCAACGGCATCCGCCCACACCTTGTCTTGGACACGGCCAACAGCACCATGGCCATCGACAACGAGAATGACAACTCAGAGGTCGGAAGCTATCTGGCGGCCCTCAAGCAGACCATCTACGTACAACTGCACACGCCCATATCCATCCTGACCCATACCAACAAGACCATATCCAGACAAGACAGTGATGCCATGGCCCGGGGAGCATCAGCCTTCACAGGCGATGCAACCCTGACAGGCATCCTGTTTATGGACCCGGATGGCACCCGCTACATGAAGCTCACAAAAACCCGGTACGAGCCAGATTTCAGGGAAATCAGGTTTGAGACGCAGTTATTTCCGGAAATCGTCATCGACCAGCATGGAGAGCCACAGACCATGCTGTGCCGCATCTCCATCCCTTACCCGTCAGCCGAAGAAGAACGCAAGCAAGCTCAAGCCGAAAAGCAAGAGGACAAGCGCCAGCAGCAAATCGTTGATGCCGCTGATGCCGCCTGCAACTTTGTCCAAAGCCTTTTGAACACTCATGGCAAGGTGATCATGCGCAAAGGACCAGGCCGCCCCAATGTGCCAAAAGAATTTCAGGACGCTTACAAACTTGAGTGGCCAGAGGTCTACCAGGCAGTGCCACAGGCCGATCAGTCATACGCAAGAAAGGCTGTTGGCACGGCCATCTTCCATCGGTTTGGGGTCAGTCCAGACCAGTCTGGATGGGTGCAGTTGGTCTAATCCGGTAATCCGGTAGTAATCCGGTAGTAATCCGGTATACCGGATTAGACAATGGCTGGCTTTGGGGATTAAGTGGGGGGTCTTTTGCCCCACTTATCCACAGGCCAGTCTGCGAAGAATCAGGGTTGTTTGTCTAATCCGGTAAGGCGGTAGATTCCCTTAAGGGTTTACCGGATTAGGAATACTTCAAAGGTTTACAGTTTTAGGTGGGACAAAAAGATGCTGAATTCAGAGTTATCCACAGGTTATCCACAGGCTGCAAATTGGGTCGAAGATGACCGTGTTTTATGCCAAAACTGCGTTAATGCGGTAAACGTGGATTGCAAGCAGTCCATGCCAGCCGAGCAGATGGAAAAGCACCGCAAGGTCAACGCCATACCGCTGCAATGGATGTTCGATGTAACCAAGGTCAGGAACGGCTGGGCAACAGTCACATGGAAGGCTTGGCAGTGCCAGGCCACTGGAATGTCCACCATGCCGTTTGATTTGAAGCACCGATGCCATTTGTATTCCAAGGCAACTGAACAGCCATCGTCTGTAAAATCAGACGCATGGTGGCTCGACTGAGAAAAAGCATTGAACACACTGAGCAGGTAAAACTGGTGCAGCGTGTTCGTGCGTTTTATCCAGACGTCATCATTGCCTCCATACCGAATGGGGGTGATAGAACGGCCTCAGAACGCGTTAGGCTGCACAGTGAGGGTGTACTGGCAGGGATGCCTGATCTGTGCGTCCTGGAGGCTTGTGGTGGGTTTTACGGGCTGTTTGTGGAGATGAAGACAGCCACAGGGCAGCAAAGCAAAGAGCAGAAGGCTTTGCAGTTGCAATTAAACAACAGAGGGTATCTGTGCACAGTTGCCAGATCAGCCTCTGAAGGCTTTGAAATCATTAAGGGGTACTTGAATGGCGAGAAACTCATTGGCCGAGATTGCTGACCAAGGCGCAGCCAACATCGCAGCCGCACAAAAGAAAAAGGCCGAGGTCAGCTTGGCTAACAAAGCGATTCACGCATTCGGGGGCGAGGATGCCGTCATCGAATTCATTGCATCCGGCGGCACCATCTCCGCGCTGTGCAAGGTATTGGGGATCGGGAATACGACGTTTGACCGATGGGTCGAGAGAGGCGGCGAGGAGCGCATGGCTGCTTACGCGCGTGCGCGGGTGCGTGCAGGGCAGAGTTTAGCCGAGCAGACGATTGACATCGCTGATGCCGCAACGATCCAAGAGGTGCAGCTTGCCAAGCTACGCTGCGACAGACGCGCTTGGCTGGCTTCTAAGCTGTCTGAGGAGTTCTCTGACAAGCAGCAGCCGCTGGTCAACATTGACCTGGGCAGCATGGCGCTCGATGCACTGCGCAAACGCAGCATAGTGAATACCAACGATTGACGCTGCTTCATACAACGTCCATTATGTAAAGTCGTGTTGCAGTTATCCACAGATTTAGTAATACGTTATGCGTAGCTTTTAGGTTATCCACAGGAATCTGTGGATAACCGTGGACAAAACCCTGTGGACAGATGGACTCGGCCAGCCGACCTGGCCGCGCTGACCCCCCCCTGGGCCGCCGCGGCGGGGGGCGGCTGCTGCGGTACTTGACACCCATCTGCATCCCCTCATCCAAAAAAAATTTTTTTAACTTCATCAAAAAATGACTCTTAAGCACTTGCACCCCATCACCAACTTGACTTAAACTGCAATTCCTATCAACCAGGAGTTAAACGATGAACACGACATACCTGATCAAGGTCAGAGCCTTGTACCCGCATAGCCGCCACTTGCAGAGGCAGTGGATCAAGAGCATTCGGCATTTGGGGGCACGCTGGTTGTTGGGCCAGCCGCAGCCGCATGAGAAGTTGCGTGAGCAGGCAGCGGGGAGGTGTGTATGAGCGCCAACACAGGTGGGCCAGCGTTTCCGCGACCTGCTGTATTCACCCAACCGCATAGACTGGCATCGGTTGAGCAAGACGGAATGACCCTGCGCGACTACTTTGCGGCCAAGGCGATGCAGGGATTTATGGCAAACAAATCCAACCCGATGCACTTTCAACCTACCGAGGACGCGCAATGGGCTTACTCAATTGCCGATGCCATGCTGAAAGCGAGGCAAGCATGAACTGCTGCGATGACTATGGCAACTGCCGACAGGGCCGGGATTGTCCGATCCGCAAGGAGATGGAGGCCGAGCCAACCCCTGCTGACAATCAGTTGATCTGGATACTGTGGGCCTTCATCGTGCTGATGCTTGGCCTGTTGACATTGAGGAGTTGTTTATGAGCTTGATTGAACGCTTGAAAAACCCAGAGGATCACTACGAGCTCACCGACCCGAAGAAGGCCAATGCCGTGCTGATGAGTCTGTGCCAAGAAGCTGCTGAGGCACTGGCAGCACCTGTGCAGGAGCCTGTGAAGGAGAACACAATGATCTACAAAACCTTTGAACAGTGGAAGAGCGGCAACGTGCTGGAGCATGGCGTTCCACGCACCGAGTATTACAGCGAAGACCAACTTGATCTGGTTGAGATGGGCTGGAACTATGGCTACGATGCTGGCCGGGCAGTGGAGCAGGCTCTCGACAAGAAGGCAGAGAACGCCCGTGAGATTGGGTTGGACTATGAGCCTGTGCAGGAGCCTGTCAAGTGGTCTGACCACGAGCCTGACGGGCGGCGCTATCCAGCAGTGCCCGATGCCTTTGGAACCCGTGAGGGTGAGCATCCTCAATACGTCCAAGGCTGGAACGATTGCAGGGCAGAGATGTTGAAAGGGATGAAGCCATGAACGATTGGATTATTGGGGCGGCACACGTTGCGACTGCTGTGTTTGTTTTTTATATGGGATGGGTAATGGCTCACACCACCGTAAAGCATGAGTGCATAAAACTCGGTGCGTTTTATGTTGGGGAAAAAGTTTACGAGTGCAAGGAGAAGAACAATGGATGAAAACAAATACGAATTCTTCAAGATGCCAGAGCCATCCCGATGGACATGCTACATGTTTGGCAACAGGCCGGGAGGTATGGGTATTGTCTACACGCCAAGACTTGGTAATGAACCAAACTGGTTTGCACGTTGGATGATGCGGGTATGTTTCGACTGCCTGTGGGTAAAGGGGAAGCCATGACCCCTGAACAACAAGCATATTACGACAACGAGTTGCGAGAAATTCGTAGCGGAGGTTATGGGCATGAAGCCTATGTTGTGAAAGCAATTCATGGGCTTGGCGGCTACATAGGCCCTGTTGATCCCCCTGTTGTTGGTTTTGGACAAGACGGCGATCCGTTTTATCAGCAGTATCTACGCAATTGGGATGAGGTTGAAAAGCTGATTTCTCAACTGCGTGAAGAAGCAACTAAGGCATGGGGGAACACATGACCCCTGTGCGCCAACAGAGGGTGCGCAAGCTGCTGCGCACAAGGCCAGAGGGGATGACGCCGATGGAGATTGCAGGGATTACGGGGATGCACGTTGCCAACGTCAGAACGTCACTACGGGCGATGCCTGATGTGTATGTGGACAGGTGGCGCATGGGCAAGCGTGGGCAGTACGAGAAGGTGTGGGTGGCGGTGCCTGTGCCGGAGGATTGCCCACATCCGAAAGACAGAATTAAGTGGGGCGCGAGTTACAAGAAGCCAAGGACCAATTGGGTGGGTGGGGTGTATGCGTAAGAAGAGCAATTACAAGCCCAAGGGCGTGCGGCTGGACAACATGGCCTGGGTGCAGTCCAGTTTGAAGAAGGTGGGGACACTGCCGACTGCGGGGATTGCGCTGAAGTTAAAGATGCATGAGGCACTGGCTGCGATGCTGAACGGCAGTGCGACCAGGCTTGATGTGGATGCGTTGATTTCGGCGGTAAATGTGGCCGAGGCGCTGATCAAGGTAAGGGCTGACCTGGGGCGAGATTGGGCGGTGGAGATCAAGGCCGCGCAAGACGCCATCCATGAAATGGGGGTCAGGGGTTACAAAAGAGACAGGTTTTTGTTCACGGGGCCAGAGATGTCGATGGTGAAGGTGGTGGTTGAGTTGCACGACCAGCAGCTTGATAACTGCACCGTCAAGGAGATGGAGCAGGCGCTGTTCATTGTGGATGAGGTGATCAGGATGAAGATGGCTAGGGCCATCATCCCTGCCGACAAACTGGCCGCATAATTGACGCCTATGGCAAAAACAGAAAATGTGTTTCAGCAGTGGGTGGACAGGTATCACCCTGACCCGGTGCTGTTTGTGCGGGAGGTGCTGGGGGTGGACCCTGACCCCTGGCAGGTAAAGTTCTTGGGGGCGATTGCCCGTGGGGACAGGAAGATCTCAGTCCGCAGTGGCCACGGCGTGGGCAAGTCCACAGCATCAAGCTGGGCCATGCTGTGGTACTTCATGACCCGCAGCCCGGTCAAGGTGGTGGTGACCGCGCCGACCAGCAGCCAACTGTATGACGCCATGTTTGCTGAACTCAAGCGGTGGATCAACGCCATGCCTGCCCCACTCCAAGGCTTGCTGACTGTAAAGCAAGAGAGGATCGAGTTCAACGCTGCGCCGACTGAAATGTTTATTTCGGCACGAACCAGCAGGGCCGAGCAGCCTGAAGCATTGCAGGGCATTCACTCTGAGTATGTGATGCTGGTGGCCGATGAGGCGTCAGGCGTGCCGGAGCAGGTGTTTGAGGCGGCGGCAGGCTCAATGTCTGGACACAATGCTGTGACGCTACTGCTGGGCAACCCGGTGCGGTCCAGCGGTTTCTTCTACGACACCCACACCCGCCTGTCTGGTGAGTGGACCACCTTCCAGGTGGCGTGTACGGATTCGCCACGGGTGAGTGATGAGTATGTGAAGGAGATGGCGCAGCGGTATGGCGAGGACAGTAACGTGTATCGGATTCGCGTGATCGGGGAGTTCCCGAAGGGCGATGACGATACGGTGATTGCGATGGACCTGCTCGAAAGTGCGCTGCACCGGGATGTGGCGGCCAGCATGTCGGCGCCCATGGTGTGGGGGCTGGACGTTGCGCGGTTTGGCAGTGACAGGTCAGCCCTGTGCAAACGGCAGGGCAACGTGGTGACCGAGAGCATCCGCACTTGGAAGAATCTGGACTTGATGCAACTGACGGGGGCGGTGGTGGCCGAGTACAACGTGCTGCCGCCAAGCCAGCAGCCCAAAGAAATCTTGGTGGACAGCATTGGCCTGGGTGCTGGCGTGGTGGATCGCCTGCGCGAGTTGGGCCTGCCAGCCAGGGGGATTAACGTCAGCGAATCGCCAGCCATGGGCGGGACGTACAGGAACCTGAAGGCTGAGCTTTGGTACAGGGCAAAGGCGTGGCTGGAGGCCAGGGATTGCAAGCTGGCCAAGGATGAGGTGCTGATCAGCGAGTTGGCCACGGTGCGCTACAGCTTCACCAGCAACGGCAAGATCCAGATCGAGGGCAAGGACGAGATCAGAAAGCGCGGCCTGCCAAGCCCTGACAAGGCCGATGCGTTTGTCTTGACGTTTGCAAGCGATGCAATTGCCGGGATGTACGGGTCAGCGGCCAGCAACAAGTGGAGCCAGCCGCTGCGCCGAAACCTGTCGAGAGTCGCATAATCTGGGCAATCAACTGGAGAATTTAATGGCCACAATGCAGCGCACCATGGAACAAGCCATGGACCGTGAGGGTGATGACATGGAAGGCCAAGACTGCCCCATGCCAACGCAAGACATCACGCTGAACTTGAAGAACCGCGCCAAGGCGATCACCAGCGCGGCCTATGGCCCTGAAAACCCGAAGCTGCCCAACAGCGCGTTTTGGGCGAAGAAGGCTGACCAGTGGGATGTGTCAGTCGATGACGCCAAGCAAAGCCTGTGCGGCAACTGCGCGGCATTTAATGTGTCGGACGGGATCAAGCAGTGCATTGCCGAGGGCATTGGCATGGAGGCTGACCCATGGGGCACGATTGAGTTGGCCGACCTTGGCTATTGCGAGATCTTTGATTTCAAGTGCGCAGCCAGCCGCACCTGCGATGCATGGGTGGTGGGTGGCCCCAATACGGGTGAGCAAGATGGTGAGGACATGGAATACGTTGAAGGAGACGAATCATGAAAGGCTTGTATGAGAACATTCATCGAAAACGTGCTCGAATTGAGGCTGGCTCTAAAGAGAAAATGCGACAGCCTGGAAGCAAGGGTGCGCCAACGGCTGCTGCTTTTAAGGCAGCGGCTAAAACGGCCAAGCCAGTGAAGTCCAAGAAATGATCCCTATCTGCATTGCGACTGTGCACGGCAAGGGTCTGGGCGTGCTGCTGGAGAGCATCCGGCAGTACGCACCAGAGCATCCTGTGTACCTGCGCGGTCCTGAGTCGGTCATTGAAAAGTATGACGCGCACCTGAAAATCTACGGTCAGCCCAGCAACTTTGGAGACGATTACAACCAGGTCATCCATGCTGCGCTCAAGGATTACGACCAGGTGATCGTGGCCAACGATGACATCGTGCTGACGCCTGACAGCATCAAGGTGTTGTTGGAGGATGTGGGCATCATCAACACCATGCACAGCGTGCGTGCTGGCTGGGTGGCGTCACGGTCTGACGCAGCGCGGCCATGCCAGAATGTGCGGATCACTGACCAGCCAGAGCGGCTGCACTTTTACAAATTCCCGTCCGAGGCCCACATCAAGATGGTTGAGGAGGTCAGTCCCATCTTGGGCTGGATCAACAAGGAAGCGTTTGGCGAGGGATTCCCGCCTCTGAACTGGTACAGCGATGACGTGCATTGCCTGGACTTGCGCCAGCGCGGGTACAGCCACTTTGTGAGCGCCAGCTACGTGCACCACATCGGCAGCCACACCATCGGCTATGACGCCAAGAAGCTGCACGACCAGGCACTGCCTTGGCTTTTAACCCACCGACCTGAATATGCAAAAGCCTGGTTTGACGCTTAATCTTGGCTCCGGCAAGGATTGGCGCGAGGACTGTCTGAACGCAGACATTCAGGCTATCAAAGACCCGGATTGGCTGCTGGACATCACGAAAGTGCCGTGGGGATCGACCATCCGCACCAGGCTTGGCGAGTTGGACATCAAGCCGGGGATGTTTGAAACCATCCTGGCCAACGATGTGCTGGAGCACATCCCTGATCTGGTCACGGCCATGGCCAACTGCAAGGAACTGCTGCAAGTGGGTGGTCAGATGCACATCCATGTGCCGTATGACCTGAGTTATGGGGCATGGCAGGATCCCACCCATGTGCGTGCCTTCAACGAGAAGTCTTGGCTCTATTACACCGATTGGCACTGGTATTTAGGCTGGCCGGACAGATTTGAGATGACCCACATGGAGATGAGGCTTTCTGAGGTCGGTCAAGCACTAAAATTGCCGCAAGAGGAAATCCTGCGCACACCACGGGCGGTGGATTCCATGTATGTCATTTTGACAAAGGCACAGCCATGAACGAGCAAGACATCACTAACGCCATCACCACCGACATTGCGGCCACAAAGCCCATGGACGATGCGGAACTGGAAAGCATCATCGGGCAAGACCTGACAGATGCGGTCAGCTATGTTGACAGCGACCTGTCGCCAACACGCGCCAAGGGGACTGAGTATTACCGTGGCGACCTGTTTGGCAACGAGGTCGAGGGCAACTCCAAAGTGGTGGCTATGGAGGTGCGCGATACGGTCAGCGCCATGCTGCCCAGCCTGATGCGGGTTTTCTTCAATTCCGAGAATGTGGTGGAGTTCACACCGCGCGGCCCTGAAGATGTTGGGTCTGCGCAGCAGGCCACGGACTATGCCAACTACATTTTCCAAAACGACAACACTGGTTTTTTGACCACTTACGCAATTTTCAAAGATGCGCTGGTGCGTAAATGCGGCATTGCCAAGTTTTGGTGGGAAGATGAAGAGCGCGTGCGCATCGAGGAGTACACCGGGTTGGACGAGCCAACCCTCCAGATTCTGATGCAAGAGCCTGGCGCTGAAGTCCAGATTGTGATGTCATACCCTGACCCCAACGTGGACGAGATGCAGATGACCACGGTGGACCCGATGACGGGCCAGCCGGTGGTGATGCCTGCGCCGATGGTGCACGATGTGCAGATCAAGCGCATCACCAAGGATGGCCGCATCCGCATCATGGCCGTGCCTCCAGAGGAGTTGCTGCTGGACAGACGCGCCCGGTCATTTGACGATGCCACCATCATTGCGCATCGGCAGATGGCCACCGTGGCCGACCTGATCGCCATGGGCTATGACCAAGACGAGATCGAAGAAAACTTGATGTCCAATGACTTGGATAGCAACGATGAGTATCTGGCGCGCCAGCCGCTGTCCACCACGTTTGGCACGAATGACGCAGCCAACCCGATGATGCGCCGAGTGCTGTACATCGAGGCGTATGCGCGTGTGGACTATGACGGGGATGGCATTGCTGAGTTGCGCAAAGTCTGCTGCATGGGCGCAGGGTACAAGGTGGTGCGCAACTTGCCAGCAAGCTACATCCCCTTTGCTGATTTCCCATGTGACCCAGAGCCGCACACCAGCCCACTTGAGGCGATGTCCATTTTTGACATCACCCGCGACTTGCAAGAGATCAAGTCCGAGATCCTGCGCAACACGCTGGACAGCCTGGCTCAAAGCATTCACCCGCGCACAGCGGTGGTGGAGGGCCAAGTCAATATTGACGATGTGCTGAACAACGAGACGGGCGCGATCATTCGTATGCGTGCGCCAGGCATGGTCCAGCCACTGACAACGCCATTTGTCGGCCAGGCGGCATTCCCGATGATGGAATACATGGACCAGATCAAGGAAGACCGCACGGGCATGAGCAAAGCGGCCATGGGCCTGAATGCTGATGCCTTGCAGTCCAGCACCAAGGCGGCGGTGAATGCCACCATCAGTGCCAGCCAAGGCCGTATTGAGTTGACAGCACGCATCTTGGCCGAGGGCATGAAGAAGCTGTTCAAGGGCATTTTGTTCTTGGTGACAACCCACCAGGACAAGGCACGCATGGTGCGTATGCGCAATGAGTGGGTGCAGATTGACCCTCGCGGCTGGGACGCTGGCATGGACGCCAACATCAACATTGCCTTGGGCAATGGCGACACCAACGAGCGCCTGCAAGCCTTGATGATGATCTTGGCCAAGCAAGAGCAGATCTTGCAGCAGCTTGGCCCAACCAACCCATTGGTGACGCCACAGCAGTTTTCCAACACCTTGCGCAAGATTGTGGAGTTGTCCGGGTTCAAGGACTCGACCAGCTACTTTCAGGCCATCCCTGCTGACTATGTGCCGCCAGCGCCACCACAGCCCAAGCCAAGCCCAGAGGAGATTTTGGCGCAAGTGCAGGCTGAGAGCATCAAGGCCGATATCCAGAAAAAGGCTGCTGATTTGGAACTCCAGCGCCAGCAAATGATCATGGATGACGATTTGAAGCGTGATCAAATGGCGCAAGACCTGTATCTCAAGAAGTATGAAATTGAGTTAAAGTACAACTCACAGATCAGTACAGCCGAAATTGATGCGGCCCAGAATATTGATCGTGAAGCGATTCGCCAGCAGGCGCTTTTGGCCCAGCAACAAGCAGCACAGTTTGTGCAGCAGCAGCCACCAGCCCCGATGGCGACACCATCAACCTTTAACGGAATGGCACAGTGAGTACAAACGAAGACCAAGTACGCAAGGGACGCAAGGCCCAGCAGATTCTTGAGGACGAAACCCTCAACACTGCAATTGCAAAATTAGAAAACGATCAACTTTGGTTGTTTCGATCCTCGAAACCCGAAGAGTCGGCAAAGCGTGAAACGGCGTGGTGCATGTTGCAGGCCATTGATGGATTGCGGCAGGAACTTATCAAGATCATGGACAACGGCAAGATTGCGCAGAAGTCCATTGACCGTTTACCTAAACTGATTTAAGACTATGGCAGAAATACAAGCAATGAATATGGCCGATGCGGCCAGTGCTATCTCGGCAATGTTGGCCCCCGAAGAGGGACAAGCGCAAGTTGACGAGACGCAGCCAGCCGAAGTGTCTGATGAGGACACCGAGGCAGCGGCCTCTGAGGAGGATGAGTCTGGTGTGGAAGACGCGCCAGATGAAGAAACCTTAGAGGAACAGTCCGAGGAAAGTGATGAATCCGAGGAGCAAGACCAGCCACAGACTTTCACCGTCAAGGTAGATGGCAAGGAAGTCGCTGTGACGCTGGACGAACTCCAAAAGGGTTACTCACGCACCCAGGACTACACCCGAAAGACGCAGCAGATTGCCGAAGTGCGCAAGCAAGTCGAGCAAGAAACGCAGGCGATTCGGGCCGAGCGTGAGCAGTACGCTCAGTTGTTGGGAGCATTGCAAGCCCAGCTTCAAACGTCAGAGCCGCAAGTCGATTTGGAACGTCTTTACCATGAAGACCCAATCGAGTGGGTGCGGCAGAAAGAGGTCTTGCGGGATCGACAGGAAAAGGCATACGCTATTCAGGCCGAGCAGCAGCGCCTTTCTCAGTTGAGCCAGCAAGAGCAGCAGCGTGCCATGGAGGCGCATCTTGAAAGCCAAAAAGATGCGCTGTTGGCGGCATTGCCTGAGTGGAGAGATCCAAAGAAGGCAAAGGCCGAAAAGGCGCTGGTGCTGGAGTCTGCCAAATCGGTGGGCTTCTCCGACGATGATTTGAAGAGCGTTTACGACCACAGGTTGGTGCTGTTGCTGCGTAAAGCGGCGATGTACGACCAGATGGTGAGTAAGCGTCAGGACATCAAGCCTGTGGTGAACAATGGCCCACGAACCGCCAAGCCTGGTGCAGCGGGTCGGGTTTCGACAACAACAGAGGCCACTCGCGCAAAGCAGCGTCTTGCAAAAACTGGCCGTGTCGATGATGCGGCTTCTGCAATTGAACTTTTATTGAGGTAATCAAAATGGCAATCGTCGCTAATACGTTCACCACATACTCCGCAAAGGGTATCCGTGAAGACCTGTCCAATGTGATCACAAACATTGCACCCGAAGAAACCCCTTACATGAGCAACATTGGCCGTGAAAACGTGTCCAACAGCTTGTACGAGTGGCAAACCGACACCCTGGCCTCCGCTGCTGCTAACGCACAGTTGGAAGGCGATGATGTCAGCAGCTTTGATGCTGTCGTGCCTACTGTGCGTCTGCAAAACTACGCACAGATCAGCCGCAAGACAATAATTTTGTCGGCCACTGAAGAAGTAGTAAATAAGGCAGGCAGACGCTCTGAAATTGCATACCAAATAGCCAAGCGCGGTGCAGAGCTAAAGCGTGACCAAGAGTTCTCCATGCTGAACGGCGCCGTGGCCGCTGCTGGTGACACCACCACTGCCCGTGCAACTGCCTCGCTCGGCGCGTTTGTGAAAACAAACACCGACAAGCAGACCAACGGTGTTGACCCATCGTACACCACGCTGCCAACCAGCGCCCGTACCGATGGCAACGTGCGTACCTTCACCGAGACGATCTTGAAGAACGTCATCCAGAAGGTGTGGTCGCAGGGTGGCACACCAAAGATTTTGATGTGCGGTCCTGTCAACAAGCAGCGCGTGTCCAGCTTCTCTGGTATTGCTTCCAGCCGCTTCAACATTGACGGTGGTGCAAAGCCTGCAACTCTGGTCGGTGCTGTCGATATCTACGTTTCCGATTTCGGCAACGTGCAGGTGATCGCCAACCGCTTCCAGCGTGAGCGTGACGCTTGGGTGATTGATCCTGACTACGCCAAGATGACCGTGCTGCGTCCTTACCAGCAAGTCGAATTGGCCAAGACAGGCGACGCCGAAAAGCGTATGCTGATCGTGGAATGGGGCCACAAGGTCTTGGCTGAAAACGCCCACGGCCTGGCCGCTGACCTGGTTACTTCTTGATTTGAAGCCAACGGAAAAGGCCAGGGAAACCTGGCCTTTTTTTTAAGATGATCCACAGACGAATTTTTGACCAGAACAAAGAGCAGGGCATCACACGGTATTGGCATGAGAATGCCGAGACAGGTGATGTGACTATTGAGACACAGCAAGACGTCACGGCTGTGATTGAGGCCAACAAAGCCATTTACAATGCAGTTGACGAGAAAGCCAATTGGACAGGGGAATGGCACTTGGTCGCAAGCATTCCAGAAGCCTTGTATTACAAGATGAAGGCCGAGGGAAAGATTGACGATCAGGCGTACATGAAGAAATGGCTCAACGATTCTGACAACCAATTTTTTAGGACTCGACCAGGAAAAGTATGAGCAACTACATTGCTGTCTGCACCCCAGCCCGTGACCAGGTTCACACCAACTATTGCTACTGCATGGTAAATTTGGTCGCGTACCACACACTCAACACAGAAGACGCTATCAGTCTGAAATTGATGCAGGGCACGATCATTCAAAACCAGAGAGCAGATCTGTGCTTGGATGCCATGCGCGAGGGATGCACACACATTTTGTTCATCGACAGCGACATGACCTTCCCACAGGACATGGTGCAGCGCCTGCTCAAGCACGACAAGCCCATCGTGGCCGCCAACTGTGCACGGCGCAGAATGCCAACTGGCCCAACGGCGCAGAACTATGATGCCGATGGCAAGCGTGTCCCTGTTTTCACCATGCCAGAGTCCACTGGATTGGAAGAGGTCGGAAGCATTGGCACTGGCATAATGCTCATCAAGCGCGAGGTGTTTGAGGGTATGTCCGAGCCATGGTTCGATATGCCTTGGCAGACCACACGGGGTTACATGGGCGAGGATGTGTTTTTCTGCAAGAAGGCACAGGAACTTGGATACAAGGTCTACATCGACCATGACGTATCCCATGAGATTGGACACATCGGCACTTTTGAATTTGGGCATCCTCACACCTGGGTGGTGAAAGAGGAAATGGAAAAAGAGGCTGGAAATGGCACTTAGCACATATGCGGAGTTGAGGACATCGATTGGCGACTGGCTGAACAGGTCAGACCTGGCGGCCACCATCCCTGACTTCATCTCGCTGGCCGAGGCGCAGATCGAGCGCACACTGCGCACACGCCAAATGATTGTGCGTGCCAATGCGTCTTTCGACTCTGAGTATGGCGCTGTGCCTGCTGACTTCTTGGAGGTTAAGTCCCTCAAGCTGACCAGCACCAACCCCTTAACGCCTTTGGAGTTCCTGTCGATTGATGACATGGACCAAGCCCGATCCCAATACACTGCCAGCAATAAGCCCAGGTTCTTCACGGTGGTGGGAAATCAGTTTCGGATTGCACCAACGCCTGATGCAACTTACACAGCCGAGCTGATCTACTTTGCGAAGTTGACGAAGTTGTCAAACAGCGTGGCCAGCAATTGGCTTTTGGCATCAAGTCCTGACATCTATTTGTACGGTGCGCTGTTGCAGGCTGCTCCATACCTGCAAGACGATGCGAGAATTCAGACATGGGCAACGCTGTATGAGCGAGCCTTGAATGATTTGAGAACAGCAGACAGCAGGGCATCTACCTCTGGTGGCTCACTGTTGACCCGTGCAAAGACTTTTGGATAAGGGCTGGATATGTCATCTTTTACCGACCACACAGAAAATCTGGTGCTGACCTGGCTCTTGACCAGCGGCACGGCTACACGCCCGACAGCTTGGTATGTGGGCCTGTTTACGGCTGCCCCATCTGACACTGGTGGCGGCACTGAGGTGACAGGCAACGGGTACGCCCGTGTGGCCACTGGCACGATCACGGTTTCTGGCACAAGCCCCACCAACGCCACCAACGCAGCGGCCATTGAGTTTGCAGCGGCTTCTGGTGGCAATTGGGGTGAAATCGGCTGGGCTGCCATCTTTGACGCCGAAACAAGCGGCAATATGTTGGCTTGGGCTGCACTGAGTACAGCACGCACCATTAACGATGGCGATGTGTTGCGCATCCCTGCTGGTGACCTTGACGTTACCTTGACATGACATGGCTGCGTATGGCCGTGGTCCATATGGCGAGGGAAATTACAGCTACGGCATAAGCCTCGCCTCAGTCACACTTGCAGCCACCAGCGCGGTGGCTGTGGACGCAAAACGCATCTGCATAGGTGCGTTTTCTGTTTCTGCTGTCAGTGATGTGGCTGTGGCCACCAACGTCATCAAAGACGCATCATTTGCGGTGGCCGCATCCAGCAGCGCATCAGTTGCTGCGCAGCGTGTGGCTGTGGCGGCTGCTACGGCCTCCAGCGCCAGCAACATGGCCGTTTCTGGCGTGCGGTATGCCATAGGTGCGGCCACTGCTGAATCGACCTCCAGCGCGGCTGTATCGGCTTTGCGGGTGGCGATTGCCAGAGCGACTGCTGTGGACGAGAGCGCCATGACGGTCAGCGCCATCAGAGTCCCGCTGATTGAAATCCTGATTGAAGACTTTGGCGTCATGACGGTCAGCACCAGCGTGATCGTCAACCAGGCTGTGCTGATTCAGGCGCAGTCGGCCATGACCGTGAACGGCACGCGCAGGCAGAGCATTGGACTGACGTTTGCTGGCGTGTCCGGCATGACGGTGGCGGGTAATTTGAAGTGGGTTCCAGAGGGTGACACACCTGAAACTTGGTCGGCAATTTCTGATAACTCAGAAACCTGGACGCCAGTGTCGGACACTTCAGAAACATGGGATGCGATTGCTGACACCAGTGAAACATGGACACCAATCGCCGATAATTCAGAGAACTGGCAAATAGCCGCATAGGGGTAAAACATGGCAGATTCAACTACGACAAATTTGTTACTGACCAAACCAGAGGTCGGTGCATCGACTGATACTTGGGGGACCAAGATCAACACCGACTTGGACACCATTGATGCGCTGTTTGATGCGGGCCCAGTGCTCAAGGTGACAAGGGGCGGCACAGGTGTCGGCACATCCACTGGATCGGGCAACAACGTGTTGTCCACTAGTCCGACATTGGTGACCCCAGTATTGGGAACACCAACAAGCGCAACTCTGACAAACGCCACAGGCTTGCCCTTGACCACAGGCGTCACAGGCACTTTGCCTGTGGCAAATGGCGGCACAGGCATTACAAGCCTTGGCTCTGGTGTTGCGACATTCTTGGGAACACCAAGCAGCGCCAACCTTGCTGCTGCGGTAACAGACGAAACAGGCACTGGCGCTTTGGTGTTTGCCAACAGCCCCACCTTGGTGACTCCAGCCTTGGGCACTCCAGCATCGGGTGTGGTGACAAACCTGACCGGCACAGCCTCCATCAACATCAACGGCACTGTGGGCGCTACAACGGCCTCAACTGGTGCTTTCACTACGCTATCTGCCACAGGGGTGACAACGGTTCAAGCTGGCACTGCTGCGGCTCCTGCAATCACCACTTCCGGCGACACCAACACAGGCATCTTTTTCCCTGCGGCTGACACCATTGCTTTCTCTGAAGGTGGTGCAGAGGCTATGCGCCTCGACTCCTCCGGCAACCTCGGCTTGGGGGTTACTCCGAGTGCTTGGAGTGCGTACAAAGCATTTGAGGTAAATGCAGGTTCCATTGCAGCTAGTGCCGGAGCAGGTACAGTAATTGTTTCCAACAATGCTTTTTTTGACGGTACAAACTGGATTTATAAAGCCACAGGCGTTGCATCTGATCATGTTCAAACTGCTGGTCAACACTGGTTTCGTACAGCAGCCTCCGGCACAGCAGGTAACGCTATTACCTTTACTCAGGCGATGACGCTGGATGCGAGTGGGAATTTGGCTCTTGGTACAACAAGCGCAGGGACAAGATTAGTTCTTGCTACTGATGATTCAGCAGCAACTGGTCAGCTAAGGTACGCCCGTTCTGCTGATACAAGTTTTTATTGGGAAACTGGTAGAGACAATAATCTTACTGGCGATTTTGTTTTTAGTAACGCTGCTGGTGGCGCTAAAACCGAACGCGCCCGTATCACTTCCGGCGGGGAAGTGCTGGTGGGCCTGAATTCTGCCACTGGTGTTGCACTGCTTCAAGTATCCGGGCCTATCCGGACTACAGGCTACACGGTTGCAACATTACCCGCTGGAACTGTCGGCATGAGAACGTATGTGACAGACGCACTAGCTCCGGTTTTTGGCGTTGCTGTCGCTGGCAGCGGTGCTGTCACTATCCCTGTTTTTTACAACGGCGCAAACTGGATCGTTGCTTAACATTTACCCCTCGAAAGGAAAAACCATGACTACCACTTGGACAATCACCCAAACCGACTACGAAGTCTCCAACGGTTTCATTACCACAGCCTAAACTTATGGTCGCCAGATTAACAACAGAGGAATTTGTCGCCAAGGCCACTCAGGTTCATGGCGGCAGATACACCTATGACAAAGTGGTTTATGAAACCAAGTTGTCAAAAATTGTTGTTACTTGCCCGAAGCACGGTGACTATGAGGTGTCTGCAACTATCCACATTCAAGGGCACATTGGAAGATGCTGTGCAAACGAAGCCAAAAAAGGCATTCGTACTCGAAAAGACACACCAGAATATCTTGAGCGCAAAGCTGCTTTAGCCAAAGAGTCTATGTTTTTTGAAGGTGTGTCGTGCCAGATTTGCGGAAACAAAACACGTTATTCATGCAATAACTCATGTGCAAATTGCGCCGTTGAGTCAAGACGCAAATCAAACGCCAAAAACAACGGTGTGCGTCATCGCAGAATTAACCAAGCAAACATCTACCGATCTGACGCTGGTGTGCAAAAACGGATACAAGACATATACGCTTGCGTCCGAGACATGAGCAAGACGTTTTCCACCGAACTTCATGTTGACCATATTGTTCCGCTTAGGGCTAAAAATGCTTGTGGTTTGCATGTGCCTTGGAACCTGATGGTAACAACGGCAAAATACAATCTTAGCAAGCAAAACAAAATTGACGATGTGCCCCTTGTCAACACCAGCACCTCAGTGGTGATTCATCAATCCGCTTTACCTTGGAACTTGAAAAAGGAAACTCAAAATGACTATCGCTTATAACTGGACAGTTTCGGAAACAAACTACGAAACCTCAAATGGATTTATTTTTACGGCACATTGGCAATGCACAGCAGTGGATGGTGACTACACAGCCTCCATCTATTCCACTTGCAGCTTTGCCGCTGCTGAGCCATCTATCCCTTACGCTGATGTAACCATGCAAGAAGTGCTTGGCTGGTGCTGGAACAACGGTGTGGACAAAGATGCCACCGAAGCTGCTTTGGCTGCCAACATTGCCCTGCAAAAGAATCCTGTGACAGCTACTGGCACACCTTGGGGTCAAGCATGAACTTGAATCTCGAAACCAATGAAGTGCAATTCATCCTGAACGTGCTGGGCGAGATGCCAGCCAAGTCAGGTGTGTGGCCTTTGATTGTGAAAATCAAGGAGCAAGCTGAAGCTCAAGTTGCTGATGGAGTGAAGGCAGATGACAACAGTTGACGCAACAGATGCACGCTTGCAGACACATGAAGAAATCTGCGCCATACGCTATGAGCAGATCAATGCACGGTTAAAGCGCATAGAGGGCATCATGCTCAAGACCGCTGGTGTGATGATCCTGTCGATGGCTGGCACGATCTTTTCTGCTGTGTGGATACTCAAATGAGAGAGTGGGCAGTCAGCTTCATCGCGGCTGCCCTTCTTGTTGGGCTGGTCATTTGGTGCGTCAAAGTTTTAATCTGGGCTTTTTATGTTGGTTGAACTCGCGGCAGCAAATGCCGCTTTTGCTGTCATCAAAGAAACGGTGCAAAACGGCGGCGACATTATGGCCGCTGGTCAAAAGCTGTTTGACTTCTTTGACAACAAGAACGCCATCCAAAAGAAGGCCAACAGCGGCAACGACATGGAGGCGTTTGCTGCCCTTGAGCAGATCAAGAACAACGAGGCTGAACTCAAACGCATGATGGTCTACCACGGCAGGGCTGGTCTGTGGGATGACTGGCTCAAGTTCCAGAAAGAAGCAAAGCAAAAGCGCGAGGCTGCTGAGAAAGAAGCCGCACGCAAGAAAGCTGCACGGATTGAAAAGGCTTGGCAGATCGTCATGTGGTCGGCCATTTTTGTTCTTGTGTGCGCTCTGACAATCATCGGCCTGTGGGTCGTGTCGCAATTGAAAGGTAAATAATGCTGTCACTGTTCTCAACCCTTGGAGGTCTGCTGATTTCCGGCCTTCCCAAGCTGCTGGAGTTCTTCCAAAACAAGCAAGACCAAGCGCACGAGTTGCGGCTGGCATCTTTGCAAAACGAGCGCGAACTGGCTCTGGCTGCTGCTGGCTTTGCCGCGCAGGCCCGTGTCGAGGAGATTCGCACCGAGCAGGTCGCCATGCAGACCCAAGCGCAGATGGCTGAAGCTGAAGCTGAGATGGTCAAAGGTGCTCAGGATCACGACAAGGCCATCATCAAGAACGGCAGCACATGGATCGTGAACTACATCGGCACTGTGCGTCCGACAGTGACCTACATCTTTGTACTTGAACTGGTCTGTATCAACATCTTCCTGTGCTACTACCTGTGGAGCAATCCCGGCATGATCTCCAGCATGGATGACGTGCTGCGCTACGCCGACATCATCTTCAGCGCAGACGAAATGGCTATGCTTGGCGGCATCATTGGTTTCTGGTTTGGATCGCGCAACTGGAGCAAGAAGTGAAGCTGTCAAAGGCTGGTGAAGACCTGATGCATCGTTTTGAAGGGTGCAGAAGTCGCCCATATTTATGTCCGGCGCATATTCACACGATTGGCTACGGCCACGTCCTGTACCAAGAGCAGATCAGGCTTCCTATGGTGCGGCCACCGGGCAAGACCAAAGAGGACATTCCGATGATCCGCAAAGAGTACCCACTGAAACCGGAGGACAACCGTGTTTGGACGAAAGAAGAGATCAACCACCTATTCCGAGATGACGTCGCGTCTTTTGAACGTGGTGTTCTACGACTTGTTCCCGGCGTTGTTGGCCGTCAAGGCGCTTTTGACGCTCTGGTCTCTATATCCTTCAATTTTGGACTAGGCAACCTCCAACGCTCTACCATCCGTATGAAGGCCAACCGAGGCGACTGGGAGGGTGCTGCACAGGCTTTCAGGATGTGGACCAAGGGAGGTGGGAAAGTGCTGCCGGGTCTTGTGCGGCGCAGGGAGGCAGAGATTGCTTTGTTCCTGTCTTAAAGGTGGAATAATTGCGCCATGGCAAACATCAAGCAGCAACTGGAAGTCCCCTCAATACCGAGCCTTGGCTTTGCGCCGGAGGGGTATGAGCGCAGGCATTTCAGCGAAAACTATGGGTCTTTGAACCTGTACTTTCGCAAGATGACCAGTGTGCTGGGTGCATTGTTTGGCCCAATGGGTGGCAAGAATCTGAACACCCCGCATGGCGCGTTTCACAGCAGCATTGATCAGGTCGCAGCAAATACCACCACGGCGTATCCAGTATTTTTTGGAACGACTGACATCTCCAATGGCGTCAGCATTGCAAGCGACTCTCGCATCACTGTGGCGGTGGATGGCATTTGGAACTTGCAATTTTCTTTGCAGATCAAAAACGTCAGCAATGATGGCCAAGATTTTGATGTGTGGATTCGAAAAAACGGCACAAACATTGATGACTCCAACAGCAGGTTTCACGCTCCGGCCAGGAAATCATCTGGCGACCCGAGCCACCTAGTCGCTGCCTTGAATTTTTTTGTCAGCTTGTCGGCTGGTGATTACGTTGAGGTTGTGGGCTGCGTGACCAGCACAGATGTGAGCCTTGAGGCATTCGCTGCTGGCACAAGCCCCACACGCCCTGCAATTCCATCGGCAATTGCGACCATGACGTTTGTCTCCAATTTACCAACGGTGTGACCATGTACATCCCCATTAAACTTCCACCAGGCATCTACCGCAATGGCACTGAGTACCAAGCTGCTGGCCGCTGGTATGACGCCAACCTAGTGCGCTGGTACGAGAACACCCTACGGCCTATTGGCGGCTGGCGCAAACGCTCCAGCCAGCAAGTCACTGGCCTGTGCCGAGGATTTATCAACTGGCGCGACAACAGCGCCACACGGTGGACAGGCATTGGCACGCATTCCAAGCTGTATGCCATGAGCGAGTCCGGCACGATCAAGGACATCACGCCAACTGGATTTACGGCTGGCATTGCGGATGCACTTGTGAAAACTGGCTACGGGTACAGCGATTACGGCAAGTTCAGCTATGGTGTGGCACGCCCTGATCTTGGCTCCATCACGCCAGCCACCACATGGAGCATGGACACATGGGGTGAGTATCTGGTGGCCTGTTCCAACGCTGATGGCAAACTGTACGAGTGGCAGCTTGGTTTCACCACGCCCACCATTGCCGCAGTCATTGCCAACGCGCCAGAAGACAACAGCGCCTTGCTGGTGACTGCCGAGCGCATTCTTTTTGCCCTTGGCGCTGATGGCAACCCACGCAAGGTGCAGTGGTGTGACCAAGAGGACAACACGCTTTGGACGCCATCCACCGACAACCTGGCTGGTGACTACGAACTGGCCACGCCTGGCACGCTCTTGGCTGGCAAGCGCGTCAAGGGCATCAACTTGCTGTTCACCGATGTGGATGTCCACACGGCTCAGTATGTGGGCGCTCCATTCGTTTACGGCTTTGAGAAGGCTGGATCGGGCTGCGGCCTGATTTCGGCGCAGGCAGTGGCTGCCATTGACACTGCGGCCATCTGGATGAGCAAGTCGGGATTTTGGATTTATGACGGTTACGTCAAGCCACTGCCAAGTGATGTGGGTGATTACATCTTTGGCAACATCAACTACAGCCAAGCCAGCAAGGTCTATGCTGTCCACAACAGCCAGTATGGCGAGATCTGGTGGTACTACCCCAGCAACAGCAGCAACGAGAATGACAGCTACGTCACCTTCAACTACCGGGAGAACCACTGGAGCGTGGGCACACTGGCGCGTACCGCAGGCACAGACTCTGGGGTGTTCTCACGCCCCATGATGGTGTCGGTGGATGGCTATGTGTATGAGCATGAGGTGGGTTTTGACTATGACGGTGCGTCTGTCTTTGCCGAGTCTGGACCTGTGCAGATCGGCAACGGTGACAACATCATGAGCGTGCTGCAAGTAATTCCCGATGAGCAGGCTTTGGGCGAGGCCGTGGTGTCATTTACCACCAGAAACTACCCCACAGGCGCTGAGTTCTCATATGGGCCTTATTCGGCGGCCAACCCGACCAGTGTGCGTTTTTCTGGCCGCCAGATCAATATGAAGGTGACGGGCGCTGTGTTGGCTGATTGGCGCGTGGGTGTCATGCGCCTTGATGCGGTGGCTGCTGGCAAGCGATGAATGACTTAGAGCAACTGGAGAGACTGCGCCACCATGTGGAGGCGGCATTAGAATACTCTGGAGGCACACACCATTTCGATGATGTCGTTGAGATGGTTAAGCAGAACAAATTGCAGCTATGGCCTGCTGTCAATTCTGTGGTGCTGACTGAGATCATTGTCTATCCCAGGCTCAAGAATTTGCATTACTTCTTGGCTGGTGGCGACCTCGATGAACTCTCACGGATGCGACCGATGATCGAATCCTGGGGCAAATCGATTGGATGCACCAGGGTGTCATTGGCAGGCCGAAGAGGCTGGGCCAAGACATTTTTGAAGGATGAGGGGTACAGCCCACAGTGGACTGTACTGGCCAAGGAACTTTAGGAGATAGATGATGGCGACAGAACAGCAAATTTTGGCATTCTTGCAAACACCCGGTTTGAGCGATCAGCAGATTGCCACCGAGTTGCAGCGCATTGGCGCAACAGCGCAGCAGGTGTCGAACGTCACTGGCGTGCCTGTGGACCAAGTGCAAAGCCGAATTGCTGCTGTCGCTCCGGCAGCAGTTGTCTCGGCTCCAGCATTCTCAACTGCTGGCGAGACACAGCTTTACAACTACTTGCAGACGCCTGGCCTGACCGATGCCCAGATTCGCGCTGAAGTCAATCGTCTTGGCGTGAATGCGCAACAAGTGTCATCCATGACGGGCGTGCCTGTTGATCAGGTGCAGTCAAGGCTTGGAACTCCAGTGCCAACAGCCGCGCCAACGGCAGCACCCACGGCAGCACCCACGGCAGCACCAACCAACTTGGCTCAGTTTGAAAATATGCTGCGCACAACGCCAGGTCTTACTGATGCGCAGATCTTGGCTGAGATGAATCGCTTGGGTGTCAACAGCAACCAGGTGGCAAACATCACTGGTATGCCGATCAACCAAATTCAAAACAGGGTCAGCAACCTGCTGCCATTTGAGAATGCCACGCAAGGATTCCAGCAGCAGTTTGACAATTACACATCCATCCCAATTGGTGCGCAGTACAACCCTGCTGCTGTCGGTGGAACTGGATCGCCTTACAGCCAGATCATGAGCCAGATGCAGCCAGTGGGTAATCCTTACGCCACAGTCCGAAGCGGCTTGGCCATGGGTGGCTATGACCCAACCATCTACGACCCCAACCTGCTGTCAAATTTTGTGCGGCAACGTGCTGCTGAATTGGCAGCCGCTGGGATGCCTGCCCCTTTGGGCTTTGATGGCGGTGGTGGTGATGCTGGGATTTCTGATGGCGGCAATGGGATTGGCGGAAACAGTACAGCAGGCGGAATGAGCAACCAAGGCGAGGGCGGCCCCGATGGTGTTGGTGGGTGGGCTAAAGGCGGCTTGATTGATCGTGTTGCTGGTAAAAACCCAGCAGGACCAGACGATGGCCAGATCAACGCCCAAGTTGGCGAGTATGTTGTCAAAAAATCTTCTGTCAACAAGTACGGCAAAAGTCTGCTGGACAAGGTCAATGAAGGCAAGATTCCAGCCAAAAAAATGAAATCACTTTTGGGTTAAGGAGCAGATATGTCAAAAGGCGGCGCACCAGATGTCACGACCAATGCGGTCGATCCAGACATCAAACAGGCATTTCTTGCCAACTTCCAAAACGCTCAAGGGGTAGCAAGTGCGCTGCCCACGCAGCAGTTTGCTGGCCTCAACCCGATGTATCAGGCTGGCGAGGAGGCATTGGTCAACACGGCCTTGGCTGGCCCAGGCATCAGCGGCACTGACCTTGCAGCCCAGATGGCTGCGTATGGCGGTGTGTACCAGCCAGCCATGCAGACTGCTGGCCAAGCCAACCTTGGCATGACAGGGACAGGCAACATTGCCACCTACATGAACCCATACACCAGCCAAGTGCGTACCAACGCCTTGGGTGACTTGGAGTCGGCACGCCGAGCAGCCATCCAGCAAACTGGCGAACGCGCAACGCAGGCCCGTGCCTTTGGCGGCTCACGCCAAGGTGTGGCCGAGGCTTTGACTAACCAAGGGTTTGCCAAGCAAGCGGCCAACTTGGGCACGACACTGAACGAGCAAGCATTCAACCAGGCTGTGCAAATGCAGTCGGCTGATTTGGCACGCCAGCAGGCGGCGCAAGCAGCTAACCAGCAAGCAGGTTTACAAGGCGCTCAATTGCGCCTTAGTGGCGCAAGCCAACTCGGCAGCTTGGCAGCACAGCAGCAGGCATTGCGCCTTGGCGGTGCGCAGGCTGTCATGGGTGCTGGCGGTGCGCGTCAGGCTTTGGACCAGCAGCAGATGGATGCGATTCGCAACATTGGCTTGCAGCGCCTTGGCATCGTGCAGTCCTCATTGGGCGCAAGCCCTGCCAACCTTGGCGGCACAGTGTCCACACCAACTTACAGCAACCCAGCCTCTGGCGCACTTGGCGGTGCATTGGCTGGTGGCCAAATGTTTGGCCCGTACGGCGCAGTTGCTGGCGGCATTCTTGGCTTGCTGGGTTAAGGAGTAGGACATGGCATTTGACTTCATGAATATGTTTGCCCCTCGCGGCACACCATCAGGGCTTGATGCTCTTTTGAGTGCAGATCAGCGCAAACTGATGGGCCGCAATGCGAACCTGTCGGCAGCGGCTGCGCTGCTTGCAGCCAGTGGCCCCAGCCGCCAACGTGTTGGCCTTGGCCAAGCCCTTGGCTCGGCTTTGCAGGCTGGACAGCAAGGCTACCAACAAGCCCGTGCCGGATCTTTGCAAGACCTGCTGCTGGGTGAGAAGCTGAAGGAGGCGCAGGCAGCGCGTCAAGTGCAGCAGCAAGTGGCTGGCGCATTGACTGCGCAGCCATCAGTGCTGACGCCAGAGCAGCAAGCATTGGCGGCTCCTGGTGGCCAAGTCGGCCCCACGATGCAGCGTGCCGAGATGGCCGCAGCCATGCCGCAAATGACGCCCAACCAGATCAAGGCAACCCAATACCAAAACGCTGCCGACATCTTGGCGGCTGCCGGCCGGGTTACCGATGCTGAAAAATATCAGTCCATGGCCGAGAAGTTGAATCCCCGTGCCGAGGTTGTGGGCCAACCTTTTGAGGTGACTGACGCCACCGGCAAGCCGATTCTGGTGCAGCAGTTCAAAGACGGTAAGTTGCAAACAGCCGCTGGCTTTGGTCCCAAGCGTGAAGTCGTGTTGCAAAACTTGAACAATCAAGTGGTGGCAATTGACAAATCAAAGCTAAGAGGCAATGAGACTTTTGCAGTTGGTATGTCGCCAAGTGAGGCGGCCAATTTGCGCATTGCTCAAGGTAACTTGGCTGTGGCTCAAGGCGGTTTGGCTTTGCGTGGCCAAGAGTTTGCGCGTGGTGCGTTTGATCGGGTTGATACTGCTGAAGGCATGATGTTTGTGCCGAAGACGCCAGGCGCTGCGGCCATGCCAGTCTTGGGGCCAGATGGCAAGCCAGTAAAGGGCGCATCTGGCGGCCAGCCAACTGGAGAAGAGCGCAAAGCAGCAACACTGCTGTCAAGGATGCAGCTTGCGCAAACCCAAATGGATCAAGGCGCAAAGGGTATGCCTGGATTCTTGACTTCTGTCACGCCTCGATTGGCTTTGCCAGAAGAGCGTAAGAAAGTTGAAGATGCGCAGATGGATTTCTTGGACGCAGCACTGACACTTGCAACTGGCGCGGCATATACAGAGTTCCAACTCAAGGGTGCAATGCAATCGTATTTCCCCAAGTTTGGCGATTCTCCAGATGTCCTTGCCGACAAAGAATTGCGGCGTCAAAATCTGTTGGAAGCTGCAAGGCTTTCAGCAGGCCGCATGGGTGGATCAGTTCCAGCATTGCCAGCAGCAAATGCCCCACAACGTGGCGGCGCTGGCAATAATCGTCCTTCCTTGAACAACATCTTTGGAGTTCAGTAATGTCAGAAATTCAGGACAAGATCAAGCAAGCAAAAAAGGCTGGCTACAAGGATGACGAGATTGTCCAATTTCTGGCGCAGATGCCAGATGTTGGAGCGCAAGTCACAACTGCGCTGGATAACAACTACAAGCCCAGCGAGATTCTGAAGTTCTTGGGGCAGTCCCTTGCTTATCGTGAAGGCACGCAAAAATCCACCACGCAGCGCGGTGTTGTTGCGGCTTTACAAGGCCCGACATTTGGGTTTTTTGACGAGTTGGCTGGCGCTGTCAGCGCACCATTTCTTGCAGCACAGCAAAACATCCCACTTGGTCAAGCGTATCGCCAAGGCCGAGATGTTGTTCGTGGTCAAACAGAATCGTTTGAAGCAGAGCGCCCATTCACTGCGGCTGGCTTGCAGATTGCAGCCAGCGGCCCCATGGCGCTGCTCAAAGCCCCAACCGCTGTTGGCCGTGCCATCATGCCAACCATCACCAGCGCAGCCCCAAGCATTGCGCCAACGGTGCAGGCAGCAGGCCGGTATTTGACAGGCGCACCAGCCACTGGTCAGGTCATGGGCCTTGGTCAACGCGCAGCCCAGGCTGGCGCATCCGGCGCTGGCTACGGTTTTGTCGGTGGTGTTGGGTCATCTACAGCAGACAACCCATTAGATGTGCTGTCTGATGCGGCCACAAGTGCTGTGTTTGGCAGCGCCTTGGGTGCTGCCACCCAACCCGTGCAAAGCGTTTTAGGCGCTGGTGGGCGGCAAGTCATGGCTCGGGTATCACCCACAGCCGCTGGCACTTATGCCCAGCAAAAAGTTGCAGAGTCGCTGATTCGTGATGTGCCACAGGATCTGTCTTCCAGTGCATTGACCATGGCGCAGCGCAGATTGACACGCCTTGGCCCAGAGGCACGCATTGCCGATGTGGGTGGCAAGTCCACACGCAACCTGCTGGATGTGCAGGCAACACTGCCAGGAACAACCGCAGAGGCTGCTGAACGCGCCATTCGTGAACGACAGTCTGGGCGTGCTGGTCGATTGATGACATCTGCCGATGAGGCTCTAGGCACTCAAGGCGCACAATATTTGGCCAAGCTGGAGGATTTCAGCACGCAACGTTTCAATGAGTCGCGTCCATATTACGCAGCAGTTGACAAAGCCACTGCCAAAGTCGATGACGCTGTTTCCGATGTCTTGAACAAATCACAGGCTGTGCAACGAGATGCCGAATTGCTGTTCAAAACTAAAACAGGCCAAACCATTGATCTGTCTCAATTGCAGCCTGGTCAGACCGTGCCCATGAATGTGCTGGATTCATTGAAGCAATCCTTGTATGACGCATCTCAATCATTGCGGCGCAGTGGCAGCAATGAGCAGGCCAACGCATATGACCAAGTGCGCCTGAAGCTGATTGGTGAATTGGAAAAACAGTCACCAAAAATCGGCGGTCAGTCTGCATACACCATGGCGCTCAAGACTTGGGCTGGCCCATCGCAAATGATGGATGCTGCGGAGGTTGGCCGCAGCGTGATGCGTGGAGATATTCTGGACGTACAGCAAGCCACCAAAGGCTTGTCGCCATCCGAGATTGATGCCTTCCGGATTGGTGCGCTGCAAGCCTTGCGCCAAAGCACAGGCACAGAGGCTGGCCAAACATCGCTGCTCAAAATGTGGAAAGAGCCAGCAACGCAAGAGCGTTTGAAGGCCGCATTTGGCAATGACTATCGCACCTTTGCTGCATCTGTTGCAAAGGAAGCACGCCTGAAGGGTTTAGAGTCCACTGGCCGTGGAAGTCAAACCGCTGCACGCCTGGCTGGCGCTGCTGATCTGGATGTTGCTCCAATCACCCAAACAGCAGGCGCTGTCGCATCTGGAAATCTTCCAGCCATCGTGACAGCCGCAGCCAACTTGGCTCGACAAACACAAACCCCAGAGGCTGTGCGAAACGAGATTGGCCGCATCTTGCTGTCGCGTGATCCAAGAGAACTCCAGAAGTTGTCCGAGATCGTCCGACAAGTCAATGCGTCACGCTCTAGGGCAGCAGGTGTTGCAGGCTTTGGTGCTGGTCAAATCGGCGCTCAGTCAACTGGATTGCTTGGCGACTGACCCAAAAAACGCAGCAACAAGCGGATCACGTTTCACGACCCGTCTTTGTTGTCTGCGCCTGGCGTCCTTGAAAGCCTTGTCCTCCACCGTCAGCTTCTCACGGTACTCCTGCACCCGCTGAGTGCTGGTGCGGCCTGTTGGCGCTGGCTTTGGCGCATCAGTGCCAGCGCCCATTCGGTACTGAGGCCGCCAGCGGTAGCTGTCACCGGCAGGCACCCAGCCAGCAATGTGCACCAGCCCCTGCGCGTGCAAGTCTTGCAGCCTGCGCTGCACCACCCGGCGATTGCTGAACACAATGTCCATCAGTTCCCTGTCGCACCGTGGCCGCCCATCGGCCAGGGCGATCAGCAGGCTGGGCAGCACCCGAGGCTTGAGGCCAGCCTTCATTTGCCACACTCCTCGGCAGCCTTGGCCCGCTGCTCCAGCGCCAGCAAGAACAGCACGCAGCACCCAGCGTGCGCCATGTGCGACAGCCCTGTCTCTGGGTCGTGCTGCTGCCCCTGCGCATATGCAGCCATGTGCCTAAACGCTGCGGCCATGTAACGGGTCTTTCCATTGGCCACCAGCTTCCAGTTGTCGCGTGCGTATTTCTTTGCGCCAAGGTCCAAGACCTTGACGATCTCCTCAACACTGCCCCACGGCAGCAGCGTGTAATCTGGCTTTTCTTGGTCGAACTTCATGCCGGTCATTTCAAATTCTCCTGAATACGTTGTCCAATCCACCGAACATTTGGCACAGCCCATGAGTTGCCCAATGCCTTGTACCGAGGCCCATCTGGTGACTCATCTTTTTTGCGCCAAGGGATGTTGGTGTAGTTATCGGGAAAGCCTTGAAGGCGCTCACACTCAACAGGTGTCAGGCGGCGCACAGCCATTGGTTGAGCAATTGCTTGCGGCTGCCCACGGCTGTCCATGCAGTATGCAGACCCGTCCAGCAAATACTCTTTGCCCTGCGGCCCAGCCTCTGGGGCGCGGCCTATGCAGTGAGGATGGATGCTGATAGGCTCAACCACATAAGCCTTTGTATCTGGCGCATGGTGTGAGCCACTGCAAGTGTTTAAGGCTGGAGAAATCACAGGCACTAAATGCTCATCGTCTCCAGACATTCCACCCTCAC